AACTATGAAAGATAAATTAATAAAAGAATGTAAAGTTCTTAAAAATAAAATTAAATGTGGAGGAGATAATTGGGATGCCACAGTTTATAATACTTGCCAAACAAATAACCTACATAAAAACAAAAAATTTGATGACTTACATAGTTGGATATTTAATGAGGTCAAAGTGTTTGCGGATAAACTTGGGTATACAGATAAAAAAATGTTTTGTGAATTAAGTTGGTTTAATTATTATAATAAAAATGACTATCAAGAAGCCCATGATCACGAAGGAAATGAAATATCTGCTGTTTATTTTTTATCAACACCTAAAGATTGTGGACATTTAAGATTTATTTCCCCTGAACCTAAAGGCATAAAACGTGTTTATATAAAAAATAATCCTTTTACTTGGAGAGAATTTAAAGTAATTCCTAAAGAAGGGCTACTAGTTATATTTAAATCTAATCTAATGCATGGGGTCCAACAAAATAAATCTAATAAACCAAGAATATCTTTAGCTTATAACTTTAGAATTAAATAGTAATGAAAATTAGAGAAAATTTTATATCACAAAAAGACTTTGAAAATCTTAGTTCAGTTATGATGAGCAATCACATTCCCTACTATTTTAAAAATAATGTTGCACATAAAGGTGACAAAGACTTTTATTTTACTCATGAGTTGTTTAATGAAAAAAAAGAAAAAAGCAGATATTTTGATTTAATAGTTCCTGTGTTAGATAAATTAAAAGTATCTACATTGTTAAGAGTAAAAGTTAATTGTTTTCCAAGCACTAAAGAAATTATTAAATATAACGAACATATTGATTTTCCATTTAAACATAATGGAGCTGTGTTTTATATAAACACATGTGATGGTGGCACATGGATAAAAGATAAATTTATACAGTCTATAAGTAATAGAATTTTATTATTTGATTCAAATCAACCACATCAAAGCACAAATTGCACAGATAAAAAATGTCGTTTTAACATTAATATAAACTATTTTTAGCGTTAACAGAGTTTTAAACCTGTTGAATTTATCAACAATCTGATATAACACCTAATAAAAAGGTTTTTATATGTTACAAAAATTAGGTTTTGCTCCAGGATTCAATAAACAAGTTACCGAAACAGGCGCTGAAGGTCAGTGGTTTGATGGAGATAACGTACGTTTTAGATATGGCACACCAGAGAAAATAGGTGGTTGGGAACAATTAGGTGCCGATAAATTAACTGGTGCTGCAAGAGCCATACATAACTGGGATAACAATGTTGGAATAAAGTATTCCGCAATTGGTACTAATAGAATTCTTTATGTTTATTCAGATGGTGAATTTTATGATATTCATCCTATAAGAACTACAATTACCGGGGCAAATTTTACAAGTACATCAGGGTCACCAACAGTCACAATAACTGTTTCATCTGATCATGGTTTGCTAGATAATGATATAGTATTATTTGATGCTGTTTCTGGGTTATCTGGATCTACTTTTACAAATGCCACATTTGAAGATGAGAAATTTATGGTGACTTCTACACCAACTGCTACAACATTTACAATTACAATGGCTACTAACGAAGCCGGCACACCTGTAACTAATGCCGGTTCCGCTTCTGTGTTATGTTATTATACTGTAGGGTCTTCTACACAAGAATCTGGTTTCGGTTGGAGTTCAGGTTTATTTGGTGGTGTAGTAAATGGAGAAGCAACCACAACTCTTGCAACAGCTTTAACAGATACAGTTACAACTAACATTGTTCTTACTAGTTCAAACTCGTTTCCGGCATCAGGGACCATAAGAATAGGAACAGAAGATATATCTTACACTGCAAATAATACAGGGACAAATACTTTAAGCGGTGGGGCTAGAGGTGTAAACAATACAACAAAAACTACACACTCATCAAGTGCGGTAGTTACAAATATTACGGATTACAACGGCTGGGGTGAAGCTTCTTCAAGCACAGAGTTCACACTCGACCCTGGTTTATGGGTTCTTGATAATTTTGGTACAAAATTAATTGCTCTTATATATAATGGAGAATGCTTTGAATGGGATGCATCAGATTCAAATGCATTAACTACTCGGGCAACAATTATATCTGGAGCTCCCACAGCGTCACGTCACATGGTAGTGTCGACACCAGACAGACACCTAGTATTTTTTGGAACAGAGACAACTATTGGAGATAAATCCACACAAGACAATATGTTTATCAGATTTTCGGACCAAGAAAATATTAATGAGTATACTGTAAGAGCAGAAAATACAGCCGGTACTCAAAGACTTGCTGCAGGTTCTAAAATTATGTCTGCTATTAAAGGTCGGGATGCTCTTTATGTATGGACCGATACCTCAATATTTTTAATGCAATTTGTAGGTCAACCCTTTACTTTCTCATTTCAACAAGCAGGGACCAACTGTGGTTTAATTGGTAAAAATGCTGGTATTGAAGTTGATGGCGCTGCTTATTGGATGTCCGAAAATGGATTTTTCTTCTATGACGGTCAAGTAAAATCTATGCCATGTTTGGTGGAAGATTTTGTTTACTCGGTAGATTCTGGACTTGGTATTAATTTTGTAGCAAGAGATTTAGTTACTTGTGGGTTAAATAATTTATATGGAGAAATAAACTGGTTCTACTGTTCAGCTAATGCTACTTCGGTTGACAGAGTAGTAGGTTATAATTATGTGGATTCGTCAAATGAAAGACCTATTTGGACAACAGGGTCTTTAAATAGATCTGCTTGGGTTGATTCTTCTGTGTATGCAAAACCTCATGCTACACTCTATAACGCCGATGATAATGCCTCTTACGATGTTATTGGAAATGTAGACGGAAGTAGTATATACTATGAACACGAAACAGGGACCGATCAAGTAAATGCAGATGGTGTTGTTACCGCCATCGAAGCAAATATTTTATCAGGTGATTTTGACATTACTCAAAAAAGAAGTAACACAGGTCAGGCTGTAGGTACACCTGATATTAGAGGAGATGGTGAATACATTATGAGAATAAGTAGATTCATACCAGATTTTATTGAACAAACGGGTGACACTAAAGTAAGTTTTACAACTAGAAACTATCCGAACAGCACACCGATTACTACAAATTTTGACACTACCTCAACGACAACTTTTAAAAGTACAAGACTTAGAGCAAGATCTATTGCATTGAAGGTATCTAACACAAGCACTGGACAAAACTGGAAGCTAGGTACTTTTAGATTAGATATTGCACCAGGAGGAATGAGGTAATGGTAGCGTTTTATAATGCAGCAGACCAAGAACTTTATAAAAAATATAAATTTCTTCCTCAAGAAAAATATAGACTAGGTCTTACTCTTCCAACAGATCCAGAACCTGTAGCACCGGTACCCGGTGGAATAACAAATACAAATGCTTTTAATAATAGTGGTGGTAATAATTTTAATCCAACAGGTAATGCTTTTGGTTATGGTTCTCCTGTAAGTGAAGTTAATGTAAGAACTTTTAATCCTCAATCAAATGACCCTACGGGTTCAGTAGCAAATGCACAAACTATGTATAACAAAGCTAGTAATGCAGGACCTACAGTTGAGACTTTTTCAAGAATGAGACCTTCTCAAGAAGTAATGGATTATTATGGTGAGCAGATAATGAACAACAAAGAACAGTACGGGGCACAGGGACAATACAATAGTCCTTATGAAGATAGTATGGACCTAGGTTATCAAGGTACTTTAGGTAACAATGAAATGTATCCAAGTGAAAAATATCCTAATAGTTTTATGAAAGGTAAATTAAATAGATTTAAAAATAAAGTAGGTGATGTTGCAAAGTTTGCAGGAGGTTTACTTCCTTTTCCTTTAAATATGGCAACAAAATTTTTACCACAGGGTGATGACAATGGTCCAGGTGGTGGGACGTATGGTATAGCAGGATTAAGTGACGATAAAAAAGCTGCCTACAATGCTTTAGCAGGAGAAAACATGTTGTTTGGTGGTGAACAAGGTTTTAAAACTTTAACAGGTAAAAATTTTCAAGCAACAAATTACGTACCCAATCAACTAGAAATTTATGAAAAATTAAAAGATGAAGAGGAATTAACTGGGTTTCAAAAAAAACAACTTCAAGAAGCTTCCGCTGTTTATAAAGCAACTCAAAAACAAAATAAAGATGCGGCGGATGCAGCTGCTAAAGATGCTGAGATTGCTGCGGCTGCTCAGGCTGCTAAATACTACACCCCTACTGGAACTAGTGGTGGCGGAGCTGGACAAGGTATAGATATAAGTAATGCAGGTAATATACGTAGTAGCGATAATAATTTTCAAGGCGACTCGGGACCAACTACTCAACAAGAATCTGATTATGGTTATGGGTCTGATTTTGGGTTTGCTAAAGGCGGTAGAGCCGGATACTTCTTTGGTGGTAGAGTAAACTATAAAAAAGGTGGTCGTGGTAGAACAGATGCTGAATCACAATATGGTGCAGACTCTGTAGGATCTTATGACTCTTCACAAAACAAATCTGGTAGACAACAAAGTTACGGTGGTGATAATAGTAATAATTTAGTTCCTACAGTAGATGTCAATAAAAAAATTAACGAAAAAATTA